TCTTTCATTCCTTCAGCCATCCTGAAGCTATACCCTGGATCTTGCTGGAATTGTTGCATTCCGAATGGCGTGTATTGCTGGGACAGTGGGATAAGTTGATTAAGCGCGCCAACCCCGGCTTGACGCCACGGCTCTTGCAGGGCCACTTGTCGCTCGAAAATCTGGCGTTGAATGTCTGCGGCTTGCTGAGTAGATTGCGCTGCTTGTTGGCCTGCCGCTTCAATCGCTTTGGCTTGTTCGCCTGCGGCAGCAGATTGTTGCAATGCGCCCCCGATTGCAGCGCCTACTTGGGGCATTCCAAACATCGCTCCAACTCCGGCCCCAATCAACCCGCCCGCTTTCTTGACTACGCTACCCATAATGGTCGCTCCAAAACTATTTGCCTTCCGTCTTTGCGAACCGGGTCAAACCCAAACCCAAGAGCCAACCGCATAGACGTTTTGTTTTCCGGGTAAATCTTGATGACAGCTTTGCTATGTTCTTGTGCAAGTTTAGCAAGAAATTGATTTATTTCCTTGCGAATTGCCCACTTGCCGCGTTTTTCTGGCACCACAAACAAGTCAAACTCATTGCCATCTGCAATGAATGCGCCGCCGTCAAACAACGTAATGTCGCAGCTTTCCTCTACATAATGACGCAGTTTTGGATCGTCGCACTGGATACCGTCGAATCGTTTCAACGTGGCCAGCACGACTTCCCACACATCATCAGGTAACTTCACGTCCAGATGCCCGGATATTGATTGCACTGGCAGTGCCGGCGATGGTGCTGATAAATCCGCCAGCAGATAGCACTTGCCCAACAATTTCAGGAAAGGTGTAAGTCTCAGACGGCTGCAGAGTTTTGGTTTTGACAATCAAGTTTTGATTGCCCGCAGTGTCTGCCGATGTCACCAGATTCACCGAAATGGTCGCCGCCGCAGTGTTGTAATTGGTGGCGGTAAATTTGTCGATGATTGTGGTCACGCCAGTTGCGGTGTATTGCGTGGTTTGCGTGTTTTCCGCGGTTTTTGCCGGGATCAGTACTTTTACGGTAATCATAATTTTTCCTTATGCAGTGATTGCGCCAAAGGTTTTCCAAGTCCCCGGAGTTCCTGCTGTAGTACAAACCCACCCAATAAATCCGCCAGCAGTGGGAGCAGTGTTCCATATCGTATCGCCAACCTCCCATGCCCCACTGGCAGGAATTGCCGTGCCATACATCCATTTTTTGGCTGTATTTCCTGCCCCAAGCACAGCAAAAGGAACTTGCAATAATCCGCCTGTCCCAGTTGATGCAGATGGCCCAACATTGTTAATGAACGATGAAACAGCTCCATAACTTGTTCCATTTGCCAAAGAAAACGCCACGTTTGTGGCCCCAAGGCAAACATTATTTTCTAAAACATCGCCAATGGAAGAAGGCCCGATTCTGACGCCAAAATCTTGAGTGGATTCTGATGCGGATCCAAAAGTGCAATTCAAAATGCGGGTGTTTGTAGCCGTTGTTTCCATTCCCGCGTAGCCGTTTGCATAACAATGAGCACCATTAACTACACAATCAATTGCATTATTTTTTAAGAAAATTCCATCGTCAGTGCAATTTCTAAACACCCCGCCAAGGATATAAATCCTTTGGCAGTTTGCTGTATCAGAAACAATACCATTGGCTGCATTTGCCACCAAACAATTCACAAATTTAGTGTCTTGTGCATATTTGAGTTCAATTCCATTATCTACAGCTGACAAAATTTGCAAGTTTTCAATTAAAGCTGGGATTTTGTATATCGGAACTCCGGGCGCCATTGGGGCATCACCACGAATCACACACCCATATTTGTCAGATGTTTGAACGCAAAAATTCTTTACGGTAATACCAGTATTTGCAGCTTCTTTAATTGCAGCATTGGCATAATAAAAACCATAATCCCCGCTGTAAATATAAAGCCCAGCAGTGTGAGCATCTTTAATATCTACGTTTTTTATGTTGACGTTATAGCAACCAGACACAAGAATTTGCCCTGCATCACTTGCAGTGGCATAAGTCATTGCCCCTACGTTTATGTTTTCAATTGAAATGTTATGTGGATGAAAAGTGCCGCTAGAAGGGGCATTTGCCCCACCCCAATGCAACAGAATCGGAATCATCATGTATGCAGAATCTGGAAAATCAATGTTTCTTATAGAAACATCATATGATTCGCCAGTGACCATAATTCCATTGCCATCTGGGCAAGCGGTTTCGATGGTCAGGTTTTCAAGAATGATGTTGTTGTACCCGATTCCACTTCCATATTCACCGATAATAATTGGGCATTGATAATCTCCGCTGCCAGCAAAAGAAGAGCCAGAATTTTTTACTTTGCCGTTACGGACAATCGCACCAGACCTCAAGTCAAGATTCTTTGTGGCGCCTGTTGTGACAAATTTCAGCGTGCTGCCATTGAGTTCAATAGTTGTATTGGCAGGCACTACTAATGACGAAGTGGCTCGATATGTTTTGCCAGGCTCAAAAGTCAAAATGTTTCCGCTAGCTGCAGCCAAAGCGTTGATTAAAGCCGAGGTTTCATTGGTGTCGTTTCCAACGGCTCCAAAATCTTTGACGTTAAAAACATCTCTGAGTTTTGACTGCACCGTTCTTGAGACTGCCCCGCTACCGGATTGCAGAAATCCAATTAAGCTGGAACCTCCAGATGCAGCAAGAGATTGCAAGACTTCGTAGTTATAGCTGGCAATGTCATCTACTGTCCAAACTTCAACATCCGTCGATGTTGAAAGTTTGAATTTATAGTTATTCGCGCCAAGCCACACAGAAGCCTCCCCGCGGCTGTTCAAAATAACAGGGTTGGCATTTGGTGTGGCACCGCTGCTGTCCGTATAAGTAGCAAGCGGCGTAGTTGTTCCGGCGGCATATGTATAAAGTTTGCCACCTGAAAGTGGATTGCCATTAGCATCAAAGAATTGCAGCTTCGGCAGCGGAGAAAGATTAGCCATGATCGACCTGTGCAAGAATGTTGTCAGTAACCGTTAAAATAACGGAAGGAATTGCCGGAACAGGTGCGGCAGCCGCTTGCGCTAAAATTCGCACAGCAGTATCAGAAACTGCCCACATTATTTCAAAATAATCATTACTTTTCAAAAATTGAACATAATTCCATGCGGCAATTACATATCCATTATTGTTTTTTACTTGTATTTGCCCAGCAGAATTTGATACGTCTGTTCCGTTAATTCTTAGCCAAATATAAACCGCATGATCTCCGCCAGACGTATTGTCTAACTGCGCGGAGAATTGGATATTGTAAATACTTGTTGAATCAACATAAACCCTGGAGGTGGGAGAGCCAACATAACATCCAAATGACAAATCCGTGGAGTTAAATGTCATTGCATAAGCTGTATTTATAGCTGCAGCAGTTTGCGTGGTAGTGTCGTAAAAAGAACCATAGGCGGCTTTTTTTACATGCACCTGAGACACTGGAGCGCATTCCAAAGCTTCAATTCTTTTGATCGCTTCCGTTATGCCTTGAGCAACAGGCATAGACTCCAATGCGTCAATCCGCTTTTCCAGTTCATTGACAACATAAGCCGGTGGCGCAGATTGCAATCCTTCAAGGTCTTTTACAAGCTCTAAAAATAGACTAGATTTTTGTTCAGCCTCTAGCCCTTGAATGCGTTTTTCAATCTCAGCAAATTGAGACTCTATGCCACTTACTTGCCCAGCTAATACGCTGGCGTCTGATTGCTCTTTGACGATTCCAGCCAAGTCATAAACTGGCGGCCCCACCTGAAGATCAGAAAGAGAAGTCTCGTTCTTGCCTGCGCCTGTCAGGTTAAACAGGTTAAAAAAGAATCGATACCATTCCCGAGCCATCAAGCCCGTTCGAGGATCAATAAAATCAACCCTAGGTGCTGGAATGTTGGTGATGTTGAATGGGCTAGGCATTCGTAGGTTCCGCAATCAGCTCCGCGCCCATAATGGCAATTTTTACCGGGTCAGTCCCACTGATTTCATATATTCGGTCACGAAGCTTCATGGTCATCCCAAGCCTTCGCCAAATAACTCGTCTTCCGGTTTGGCCGATCTTTCCCATGCTGCGCCAGTGTTCGCTGCTCCAGTTATGCCCGCCGTCATCAGACCATCGTAGCATTACTTCAGCATCTATGCCTTGTCCTGTCCCATCAATCCCAACTCCGGATTCGCAATCAAGCTGCAGCATGTGTTGCGTGGTACGTTTTAGGTTGTTTTGTCCGGTCGGCAACGCACGCCAAGAACGCAGCCACTTTTGCACAGCCCCGTCGTCGCTGTACTTTTGCAAGTCAAACGCATACAACTTGCCGTTTTCGTAGTCGCCAACAATGATTTCTCTGTTGAAATTCATCTGGCAATTGCTGCGATGCCGAGTAAATTGCCCGTTCGAAAACCCGGCACGCTCATGCCATGCCTGAGTAGATACGTCATAAACCCACGTTGCGTTTGCTGTTGGAAAGGTCAACACATAAAAAGCATGCCCGTCTTGTTGGTAGGTGTAGGCAATCGCGTCTGAAATGGTGCTGTACTGTTGAATTTGCCACTCTACCGCGTGTGTAGAAATTCGCTGTCCAGTGTAGCCATTAGCGCGATATACAATGCCATTCCCGCGAGCGTCAGAACCAAGCCAAAATAGCCCATTATCTAGTTTTGCAACAGAATAAGCGGCAGCGCATCCGATTTCATTGTAAGCCCCCTGGATTCTTGACAAAGGAAAATCAGCGTTTCCTGCGTCATACCATACTTCAACAGAATTGTCGCCAAACACCCAGATTTCGCGGTGGTCTACAATTAGTGCGATGATTTTGTCTGGCGACCCTTCCGCGCTGGCAAAATCCAGCGGGTCAATTTGAGTGCCTTCAAGAAGACTTGTAACCCAAATTTTTTGAGTGTTTGGCTCATTAAAAACAAAATATCCATCAAGATACGCAACGGAACCTGCTCCAGGAAAATCTGGGTCAGTAATCTGTTGAAACACTCCGGTGTTGTCGTTGTAAATAAACGACGGCCCATTGCAGGCAATAAAAAGTTGCGTGCCATTATCGGCAAGCGACACAGGCCCGGATCCGCTGACATCTCCAATCTCAGTCACCACATAAGCGGGGCTGATTTTGTAAAGTTTGCTGCCGCTGACTGCATATCCATTCCCGCCAAATGCCCACAATCCGCGAATTGGCCCAGCGCCAACAGTGGCCAGCAAGCGCAACCCTGGCGCACGTTGCAAAAATGCAGCTTCTTTGCCCCCTTCTGGCACAATCTCGGGGAACAGATTGACCATGCGATTGTCGGCAGCATTGACACTGCGCGCAACGTAACTGGAGCCGAGAATGGGGGTTTTCATCAATAGTTGCCCGCATACACGTTAAACCGCTGACGAGTCGCCACCAGCGAATACGGCAAGCTCATGATGTCGTCAGGATTGTTAATGCGCTTGATGTTGCGTTTTGAAGTCATGGCAATGCGCTGCACTTGGCGAGAAGGCTCCACCCCAAACTCAGGTGCGAGTTCGCACGCCAAGTTATAACGAAACGCTCGCAAGTATCCAGGAGGCAAAACAATATCTGTTGCCAGTGTTGCAGGCTGTGTTAGCTCTTGAACAGAAACAAAATGCCATTCCAGAAGCCTTGTGGGCTTAGGGTAAATGGTCATTGTGATATTGGGCATGGTCATATTGACCCAAATCACTTGAGGATAAGTTGAGGTGACCGTCTTTACCGCAATGCCGTCATATTGCTGTTGATTGATGAACTTGATGCCAAACGATACGTTGGTGCTGGGATCTCGAAAATATGTTGCATCTTCCAGCAAAACAGGACGATTCCCAACAAAATCGCCAGTGGGCCCAAGAGTTCGAGTGATCTCGTCAGCGGGCCAGTTAAAAATTTGATCTTGAGTGTTATATACGGAAAGCCGTTCCGTATTCCATGAATCAATCATTTGGTTCATGGCATTGAGAGCATCGGCTGAGGTTTCCGCGGAAGGAGATTCCCCTTCAGCCAGCACGCCAAGCAAGCGCAGAGCCCCGTTAATAAGATCGCCAGCCGTTGCCATGCTTCCCCCTATGCCGCCGATTTTGGCGGTCTGCCGCGCCGTTTTACCTGCAGTTGATTTTGTATTTCTGGAAGCTCTTCTTCATCTTCCGGATCGCCAAGATTATACCGCACCCATCCGTTTGACTCGTCGAACTCTGCTTCCATTTCCATGGTAGCCACTTTATGGCCATGAATTGGA